TCCGTCGCTTCGTTGCAATGCCAGGTCGACCCCGCCCACGTCGTGACGTCCCCGAGCTCGTAGGACTTGCCGTCGACGAAGACGCCTTGGTACGTCAGGCCCGCCTTCCCGTCGGCGCCGTCTTTCCCGGGGGGACCAGGATCGCCGGGCGGACCGGGGAGCGCGGGCCGGACTTCGAGCACGGCCACGCGCTCACGGATCGCGCTGTACTCTTTGGCCAGCGCGAGGGCCGTCTCGCCCGCCGTCAGACTGATGCGCGCGTCGAGTTCCGCAAGCTTGGCGTGCACGGGCGCTAGTGCACTCTTGACGAGTCCCACGACTTCCGCGGCAAAGGCTTCGAGTTCAGGCGGCGACAAGGTGAGCCTCCAGGGCTTTGCGCTTCAACGCGTCCGCGAACTTCGCCGCCATGTCCGACGCCGGCGCCTCGGCGGGGGGCGGTGGCGTCACGGGTGGCGCCGGCTTCGCGAACGGATCGTTCGCGTCCCGTTCCGCCAAGGCCGCGAGGGAATAATTCTGCTGCTGCGCCAGGACCGACTTCCCGCCCGGCGTCGGCCCGAGGCCGTGGTACTTCCACCGCCCCTCGTCGGGCGACATCCCGCCGCTTTAAATCGCGGCCTTGGCCGAGTTCCTGCGCGAGGTGCCGTCCATCCAGATCAGATCGTCGATGTCGAACTCCACGCCGAACGGCTTCGGGAGCTCGAGCCCGTCGTCGTGCGCCTTCTCGAAGCTATTGGTGAGCGATTGGATCGACTGACTGTGATACTTCAGGAGCAACGGTTCAAAGTTCGCATACGGGGGCGGATCGCCGATGTCGACGAGGTACGGCGGGACGCCGAACGCGCTGCACACTTGCTGCGCGGTCATCTCGAGCTGGCGGATCAGTTCCGAGTCGACGGCATTCATCGTCAGCGGTTGATACTTCAGTTCCCCCGCGAGGACCGCGATGTCCCCCGGCTGCCGCGCTTTCCACGACGCCAGAAGCGCCGCGGCTTGCGTGTCGGTGATCCCGACCGGGGCGGTGAGAATGCCGTCGGGGTTGCTCTTGTTTTCAAAGAACGTCGTTGAGTTGTTCTGGATCGCGATGCCTTCGCGCGCCGCTTGCCCGCACGCATAGATCGGACTCAGGCCAATCAGCGGATGGTAGGGGGCGACGTAGGTATCGTGAATGATCTCGCGCGCCGGGACGATGACGGTGTCCTGCGGCAACCCGGAGAGATCGTCGCGCTTGAGCTGGTAGTAGACCGCGCCGTCGGGGGTCACCATCGGGGTGACGCGCGACGGGTCGAGCACGTAGAGCGCATTCACCACCCCACGTTGATCGCGGCCCTTGAGGACGTACGCGTTCCCGTGCAGGAGCTTGGAGCCGATGTACTGCTCGACGTACTTGTTGATCGTCTGGTAGCGATTGGGCTTCCTGAGTACCGGCGAGAACGCGGGCGACTCCGTGGCCGTCCAGACGCCGTACTGATCCTCTTCGACCAGCCGCAGACAGAGTTTCCCAATGTCGGTCGTGATCAGGCGGTAGCACGCCCAGACGGCGAAGTAGGAGAGCGCGCTACTCGCGCTCAGTTCGACGTTGCGCTGCCAGGCCCCGGTGAACGGCTCGTGCACGAGCGGCCACCAGCCGCCCTGACTCGACAAGGGGCTGAGTTGCAGCCCTTTCGTCGAGAGCGTGAGCGTCCGCCCGAAGACCTGCAGGTGGACGTGCATTTACTTTTTGGACTTCGGCGCCGCCGGTTTCGCGGCCTTCGCGTCGTGGTGGTCGGCCCGGACGCCTTTGCCCTGGACTTCGATCGTCGTCGCGTCGCCAGCGTCGGCTTCGTAGGTGTCGCCCACGTCGTATTCCTTGCCGTGATACGTGTGGAGCTGCGTCGCTTTCATCGTCACGGTTTCGGGTTTGTCGTCTGCCATGCGGGACCTCCTTTAGACGGTCGCGTACACCAATTGCAGGCCGTGCCTGTCCGGGGGATCGCTTTGATACGTCGTGAGCGTCCACCCCCGCTCCTGCGCGAACTCATCCCAGGCGACTTGCACGCCGGGATACATGTCGGAGCCGTAGTCATCGCCGAGCACGAGGCCGCCCGGCTTCACGAACGGCACCCACGCGGCCAGGTCGCGCCGTACGGAGGCGTAGCTGTGATCGGCGTCGACGTAGAGGTAATCAATCGGCTCGTGCCAGTGCTCGGCCGCCGCGAGCGTCGTCGCGGGAATCAAGCGGACGGTGCCGCTCACGCCGGCGTCCACGAGATTCCGCGCGCAGCTCGCGAGCATCCACGGCGCCCGATACACCGATGCCCCGTCGACCGTGCCGTGCCAGGTGTCGACACAGGTCAACGTCCCACCCCAGCGGCGAATCGAGCGCGCGACCGGAATGGCGGAGGCGCCGAGCCACGTCCCGAGCTCCACGCAGACCGTCGGCCGATGCTGATCGACCAGGTCCAGAATCTTCGCGCCGTGGTTGAACCAGCCCTGCGTCAGCGGATCGGCCTGGGTGAGCACCTCAGGCACGGTCGACTCTGGTGTACCCGCGCTTCACGAGTTCCGCGATGAGCGGCGCCTGTTCGACCGCGAGGAATTTGGCCGTGCCGCTGAACCCGGTTTCCGGCGGCGGTTTGAGTTCGACGATCCCGTCGTCAGACGGCGACGGCTTCGGTTTGGGGTCGGTACGTGTGCTGGCCAATGTGTCCGATCTCCTTCGACAAATCGTGATCGAGGTAGACCGTGTGTCCCGCCTGGCGGAGCGCCCGACAGAAGCCCACGTCTTCGCCGATGTCGCCGCCGTGCTCGTTCAGCCCGTGCCGGAACCACGGCCGCGGCAGATCCGCGACGACGTCGGTCCGCAGCAGCATCGCCCCCATGCCGCAGTAGTCGACCGCCTCGAGCCCCGTCGAGTGCGGGCGCGTCGGCACCCGGGCGTCGTCGCGAAACGCCGTGAACAACCCGGACGGCTGCCGGACGACGTAGTTACACGCGACGATCGGTTGCTCGTGCATCGCCAGAAGGACCGCGGTTTCCCGCGGCACGCTCATGTCGGTATCGAGCCAGAAGACGTGCGTGGCGCCTTGCTTGAGCGCCGCTTCGAGAAAGAGTTCGCGCCCGACGTGGATGTACGTGGACGCGATGAAGCCCACCGTGACGTCCGATCCCCACGGCCCCCGCTCGCGCGTGTAGGCGTAGAGCTCCGCGAGGTCGACGGCGAAGGCGGCCGGCACGGTATCCCGCGTCGGCCCCCCAATGACGAGCCGCATGGTTAGAGATCCGCCGCCGTGCCGACGAGCGTGATCGTGCGCGTCACGTTCGCGGCGAGTCGATAGCGGTCGGTCGCCGCAGTCACCTCGACGAGCGCCGCCGCGGCCGTCGCAGCCCGGACACTGACCGGCTCGTACGACGTCGTGACCCCGGCGATCGGGGCCACGCCGTCCGCGTAGTCGTACCGCACGCGATACAAGTACCGATTCACGGGTTACGTCCCGACGTACGCCGCCGCCGTGAGGTAGGTCACGGCCGCCGACCGGGCGCGAATCCAGGTGATCATCCGCTCGGCCTTCAACCCGATCAGGTTGCGCTGCCAGAGCGACAGGTACACCGTGGTCGCATCGACGGTGTCGGTGGGCGCCGAGTCCATCTGGACCGACGCTTCGCGCGACACATCGATCCGCACGCCGCCTTCATCCGCAAAGAGAATCGACGGCGCGTGCATCAGGATCACGCGGGTCGAGACGTTGTTGCTGACGATGACCGGCATCCCGAAGAGCGTGCCGCCTTGCGCGGTCATGCCCGGGAAGAGCGGTTGCCCGAGCGCGTTCATCGACTGGCTCAAGCCGAAGGCGTTCGAGTCGGACATCAGCCACACCGAGCCGTCGAGCGGGATATTCGCCGCGGTGAAGACCGCCACGCGCCCGGCCAGGTCGAGCTTCGCCGCCGCCGCCGTGACACCCGACGCCGCCGCCGTGGCCGCGCCGTTGGTGACCGAGGCTGGCGAGACGTTCGCCGCCACGGCCACCGCGGGATCGTTGAACTGGACGTCGAGAAACGCGCCCATGCCCGCGATCATTTCCTCGCGTACGAGGGCTTCGGCCGACGGGGTCGAGAGGGTGACGAGCTCTTCGGAGAGCACGATGATCCCGGCCGCTTTCGCGAAGGGGACGGTGACGGTCGCGTAGTCCGCCTTGGTGACGGGCTTCGGTTTGTTCTGCCCCACCCAGCCGTACGTCCCACCCGTCGTTTGACTCGGCACGGAGACGTTGAACGGCACCTGGCGCAAGCCGGGAATCCGCCCTAGGAGCGTCCGCGGGCGCAAGAGCTCAAGGAACTCGTTGAGCGGTTGCGTCACGACGAGCGGCCCGGCCCAGGTCGCATCCGTGGTCGTGCCGACGGCGACGGCCGCTTTCGTCCGCCACATGTGTTCGACCATCTGCTCGACTTCCGGCGTCGAGTCTTTCCACTGCTTCGCGAACTGGAGCGTCTGGTATGAGTCGCCGTGCCCGGCCGCCATCGCCATGCACATCCGGGCGAACGCGGTGCCCTTGGGGACGTTGGCTTTGACGGTGATCACGGGGACGCCGCCGCGCAGTTCACTCGCGCTGATCTGGCTGGTCGTGTTGGTGATCGGGGTGGCTTTGATGAGGTTCAGCTTTTCCTGATCGTGGAGGCGGACCAGGTGCGCGTCGACCGACTTCACCTCGAGGGCGAGGCCGTCGTATTCCTGGGTCTGTTCGTCGTCGAGCGTCGCGCCGGCGTCGGCGGCTTTGGTCATCAGCTCGGACATGCGCGCGGCTTTCGCCGCGCGGGTGTTTTCAAATTGGACGATTTGTTCTTGTACAGTCATGGCTTTCGCGGCCTTCACCGCGTGAACAACGGGGAAGCCCGTGACGCCGGGCAGAGAAGGGCCGGACGCGGCCAGGTCGAGACTTTTGACGGTGAGAATCGTCGCTTCGATGTTCATCGGAATCGTCACGAGCGACAGTTCCGCAACGAGCGTTTTCATGAACCGGTAGCCGCCCGATTGCAGCTGTTGCATCGACGTGTGCGGGTCGAGCGGCTTGAAGCCGATCGACGCGCCGCGAATCAAGCCCGCCTTGAGCGAATGCCACGCCTCATCGACGCGCTCGCGCACCCGCCCCGGCTCGGCGATCAGCGGCAATGACGCCGTGAACGTGATGCCTTTGCGGGTCGGGGCGTCGAACGTGACCGTGCCGACGGGTTGTTTCGCGTCGTGATGGAGCAGGAGCGGGAGCGGATTGGTGAACGTGACGCCGAGCGGTTCGATGATGTCCCCGCCGCGATCGGGCGTGGGCGTCGTCGCGATGCC